TCGCTTCATCAGTCATTTTCAGCCTCTTTCTCCTATCTGTCGCGTAGGTGCGAATGCCATTGATTTCCACTGCAATGGCGTCAGCGTTTCCGGTCTATCGCTCCCGGGGCGAATCTTGCTCTGACTTGAAGGTATCTCGCCTTCAAGGTAGTAGGCGCGTAGATAGGTCGCGCCATTCATAGGTTTCATGGTCAGCATGGCGTTCAACTTTGGTTGCTGGCTGAGGTATCCGGCGGCTTTTGTGGTTTGGTCAGGCATGACGTGACCTTAAAAATGGTTCACGTAATGTCCAGCCGATAGCAAACAACGCATGGTTAGGATCATCAATGACCCACGTATTTTTGGGCTGTTCAGCTTCCGGGTGGCCAGGCCCATACCATCTTATGTTATGGCAGCCGTCAGACAGAATAAGTCCTTTGTGTGGTTTGCAATCCATGTGGTGGCTGTATATTGCAGAAGTCTTCACATGACGCATGAACATTGCGACATCAGAGACTCGCGTGTGACCTCCATCTATAACCACGTGATTCAAGAATGCGCCGGTGCCGATCCAGTCGTAGTCAGAGGCTATATCCCAGCCTCTACCTTCGCCAATGATGTTTACATCCCTGAATTTACAACTAACAATACGAGAACCGTTTTGTTCGTGTTGCCGTTGCTGCCAACCGCGAAGTTTCACTTTGCCGAGCCTGATTTTAATGCCAACACCACCCATGACATTGCACCAGAGATCGTCAATCAATGCTTCTCCACAATCTTCCATGTACAGGCAATTTTCAGCCTCGATGGTCACACCACTCAATTTCGGTCGGTAGCCATATAGTGAAACTGGAATAGTTATCTTCGTGACACCGGCACCACTGCCTGTAATCACACAGTTAGGCTTTTCGTTGTTGCGGGCAAGCCAGCGGGCAAGCCTGCTGTGCTTGCCGTAGGTTCCAGAATAAAGTCGTATAGAAGGCATTATGGCGCTGCAATCGCGTTAGGTGCTGACTTTGTGCTGTAGCGTGAATACGCCGGAGGACTACCGTACAGTCTACTGATCTCTGCCGCGATTAAAGGACTTACAGCGGCATTCTGTTTGTTGTTTGGGTGCCAGTCATCTCCGCTTTCGCCAGTGTGATATTCAATATAGGAACGATCTGATGTGCCAATCGTTGCCCGGATGTCTACCAGCCCCATATCGTTTGCGGCTTGCTGACGTTGTACTTCGGCGAGTGCTTCGGCATACCCCACTGCGTTGCTGGTTGTTAAATTCTCGCCTTCCAGTATCCATACCGGGATGATGTTCAGGTTCATGAGGGTTTGACTGATCGTATGTATGCCCGTTTTCCGGTTAGCATAAGATGCGCCCGGCCCAAATACCGCACAGGTCAAAAGAACAAAATGTGGTTTGAATCGCCGAATAGCCTGCGTGTAATTGGTGCCGCCTTTGTCATAGGCGACGGTTGCCGTGGTATCCAGATACCTCGTGTCAATATCACTTAGATTAACGCTGCTGGCCGAGAATGATCGCATCTCGAAAGGAAATTCGAGTGACTTGTATAGCTGGGGAGTTAGCTGCTGTACACCACAATGGGCGTACTGCAATCCAACCTCACCACTACGATCGTGATACTGCCAACTATCCATGCGCTGGATGAAAGAATGTCCAACATGGGCGATACGATTCAGTGGATTGTTTGGGTTTGCAAAAGGCCTGTCGTAGATAAGCAAATTCCGCATGGTGCCGATGATTCCTGCAAAAACATTGAATTGTGTGAAATTGGGTGCCTGCGTTTCATTTCGTATCATCCAGATGACAGGCGTACCATTAATGGATACGAAAATATCTTGTCCTGTCCACGAAATGCCCATCGTCGCCATCCCGTCGCTATCTGTTTCGATGGAAGTATCAAGCATCAACCATTTAATGTAGTGGTTCCCATCAACGGTTTCCGAACGCGCCTGCAAGGTCGGTGCAGGCCCATTTACCCAGTTCCCGTCAACATCCTGTGACAGTCGCGTGTACACGAGATTGTCTTTAATATAGTAGAACCGCATCGTGAAAAACGAATTTGCCTGTGCTGAACTCGTCATCTGAAAGAATGTTTTAAGCCCGACAGGATCAGTCCTCAACAATTCTGGTACCTTGAACTCAAACTGCATTGCTCCGCGAGTTCCCATCTGGGCTTCTAGGTTCGGATTCATCGCGGTTGATGTGGGGACATCGAACGCAATACCACCGCCCGTATCCGTCGGTTTCGTCATGCCAGCCGATGAGAACGTGAAAATGCCCGTACTGACAATCCAGTCATTGCCATCCGTATCAACACCAAGTCCGTCAGCAGAATCAACGGTGGAGGAGGTTAGTGCCGCTTTGTAAACACAGCCGGCACTACCGACAGCCGCATCAGGAAATGACTTCTTGTTGTTGTAGAAGGCCATTATTCTGCGATCCCTTGCACGGTAGCCAAGCCTGTCGTACCGACCTTCACTACATCAATAGAATCGAATTTCATGTTTGGCGGATCAACGGCAACAAATGCACTCGCAGTAATGGGATGAACAATGGCCGATCCAGTAGACAAATCGATCAGATTCAGCTTGGTTGGTGTTCCACTTCCAAGATAACCACGGATTTCAATGGTGTCTCCGGCAACCAGCTCAACCTGAAACTGCCAGTTCTTTTTGTGCGAAATCCCGCTATTCGTTGTCGCTGTCACTGCGGCGGAGTTACTGAAAATCTGTTCGTTGAAGATAGGGTCGTCAACCTGGAGGTCACTGGACTTTTTATGTACATTCGCCGACCCAGCCGTACTGGTCTGAATCCACACCCCATCAGAGAACATGAACTCGTTACCTTGATACAACGCCGTTGATCCATCCTCGACGCCGGTTACAGGTAGACTCGCAGGGGCGATGCCTTTGTAATCAAACCCCTTCTGTACCTTGTCTTCATAAGCCATTGCTATTCACCCTCCGCCCGTTCTTCCTGGCGATGTTCCGTTAGTCGTTTCGCGCCTTCTGCAACAGAGAGCGCATGAGAATCAATGTCGTGATCTGTGGTCTGATCGATCTTGGCCGTTTCAGCGAGCGTCTTTTCCGTGCGAGCGCCAGTGAACTTAGCTTCGGCTTCGGCTTTGGCGGTTTTCGCCTGCTGCTCGCGCATCTGAAGATCCTGCATTTGCTGCTGGAACTGTTGCTGCTGCTGGGCAATGGCCTTTTCCTCGTCCGTCATTTCATCAGCCTGTTTACCCATGCCATTGACCTTGCGCAGTCGGTCGGCGATGTCGTGACGCTGCTTCAAGTCGGTTGCCTCGACCACCATATCGACAATGGCCGCCTGCATTTCCGGCGGCAGCGCCTTGGTCAGTTCAGATAGCTGGTTGAGCTGCTGGGCCTTGTAGGTCGGCGTGTTCGGCACGTCTTCGAGCACCACGCTCATCTTTGTGCGGGCGATGTCGTTATTGCGCATCGGGCCGATCTGCGGATGATTGAATGCCTGGTTCAGGACGACGGTGCGCTCTTTGTCAGTGCCTTTGGCAATCAGCACGGCGGTTTCCTGATCACCGATGTCTTCCTTAACCAACGACAACAGCAACTCGCCCACCAGCATGCGCGAGTAGCGGTAGTTGTCATTCATTTCCGCCAAGGTTATCGATCCCTGCTCGACCAGTGAGTTAATGGCAATGCCGGACGTAGCGCCACCCGGCATATCCTTGCCCATCATCTGGTTGTACACGCCCGCTGCGTCCTGCACTTCCTGTTTGGCTTCCTGCATGACGTGGAATTGCTGAACCGACAAGTCCACATTGTCATCGACCTTAAAGGCATTCTCCCGGCGCCGGTCCTTTTTCAGCTTAATGTAGGAATCCGGGCGGGCGACCTCGGCAGCAGCGACTTCGTGATTGGCCACCGCGTCCTCGTCAGCTATCACCCGGCGAGCCGAAAGCAGCCACATCATCTTGCGCTTGCGTGCATTAACCTCGTCCTGGGGCGACTTCATTGACCGAATCAGGCCATACGGAACACCGGTGCGGTCCTCACGCTTGCCGAAGAACGGAACATAAGGGAATTTGTTGTGCGGGTACGGGCTGTCCATGTCCACCAGCTTGTGCGGGCCGATGAACCACGCCAGCCGGACCTTGCTCAGGATAGCGGATTGCGGCTTGATGAGGCCGGAAACCACTGCCTCGGCATGCAACGGGTTTTTTGGGTTGTACTCGACAACCATGCCGTTCGGCAGGCGCAGTATCTTGCCGCGCACCCAGTCGCGATACCAGCACTCATGGATACACACCCGGCGTCTGTCAGTATCAAGCCATTCCTGTTCTTCGATGGAACTGTTCTGCTCGATGCCCCACTCACGGATGAGCCAGGTATTGCCGGTGGCGTTCTCGTCCAGCTCATAATTCCAGTCGTTCCAGCCGCTCAGGGCGTTCGAGATCAGGTCCGCATGGTCGGGAAACATTAATATCGCCAGATCCTCATCCGTCCAGCGCCGGCGCACCAGATACCGCGCATCCGACAGGTCCGGCTCGCGTGCCAGCCAATCCCACCAGATTTCACGGCGATGCACGGCTTTGACACGGTACGGCGGGGCGAACGGATCAAACTCCCTGGATACCTCAGCCCAGTGCAGTCCGACCTTGATCTGTCCGGCATAAGCATCTGATACGGCGCGGTCCACCTTGGCAATTCGCTCGGCCTCATGCAGTTTGACGTTCAGTGCCTCAGCCATGTCGTCGTTATCGTCTTCGTCGGGCGCAACTTTCCATTCGGTGCGGCTCTTGGCTTCCATACCCAGTACGGTATCAACCGTTGGGGCAATCAGGTTCGTCACCAGTGGCGCCAGGCCTCGGTCATGCAGATCCTGTAATTCTGAGGCCGTCAGCTGGTTGTTGTCGTAATAGTCCGCCTCGATGTCCGCCTCGGTGCGCCAGAACGGCTGGTTGTTGATCTCCCACAGCCAGTTCTCGTAGCGGTGCAGGGTCAGCGGACCCTTGGTCTTCGGATAGGTGCCGTCATCCTCGGTGGCCAGGTCGTCGTCGTAGTCCTGGGTCTCTCGCTGGTCTGCGGCAGCGTATCTCATAGCGTTTTCCAAGAGTTACAGTGTGCAGCACGACTCACGGTCGTCGTCTGCGACTGGTGTAAATCCATAGTCTTAGAACCAAGCGCAACGTATTGGAGCGCATCATGTGGGTGCGAGACTTCGTTCTTGATAGCGCTTTCTGAGTAAAGATCTTCGCCAGGTACCTGCATGCGTCTGAACTTGTAGCGGCCATTGAATCCCCGGCGAAGATACCGGCAGGTCGGCGACAGCAGAAATCCCGGCTGTCCGTCAACCAAGCGTGTCAGGTGTTCAGCGACAGCCTCACGGCGCGGAATGAATGAGTTTGTGATCGTCGGACTAGACGGGAATCCAGCAGCATCCAATTCATCAAAGCAGGTTCGCTCATCAGTCTGTGCGCCATCCACACCAGCCGGATCAGCAAAACTAATAATGCCCATGCCGTTGTATTTATTGTTGATGAAAGGCTTAACGATATGGTTGGCAAACTGCTTGATCCCCATGCGCACGGAAACCAATTCATCCAGCACGCGGAACTGGCCGCGCAGCGTCAGTTGGCAGATCACTACAGCGGGTGTTAGACCGAAGTCCCAGCCGAGCAGCAGTGGTAACGATTCATTGACGGCGAGAGGCGCATCAGCCAGGTGCAACTGAGGCATCCACTCGGGATATACCGGTTTACCGTCCTCAACCGATCCGTACTTTCCTTGCAGGAACACGCCAATCCAGTTCCGCGTCTTACCTGGGATCTGGTCCAACCAGTAGCGCTCACCTTTCGGCTGGTTGTTGACGTTCTCACATTTTGGATTTATGCACCATTCTCCATTACCGTTTTCGATAACAGCTGGCGGTTGATGGAAAAATTCATAACCTTCCGGCTTTTCTTCTTCAGCCAGGTCATGCCACCAGTGGTCATCATCAGGCGGGTTAGTGTCCATGATAACGAAGTCGCGCGCCGCTCCACCACCTTGCCACTTAGGCGGGTAGCGTCCGATACGACCGGTAGCCATATCCAGCACCGCTTTAGGTATTTCGCTGGCTTCGTTGATCCATACGCCGGTTAATTCCAGTGACTTCAGCTTCTTGACATCCTTGGGCCGGTCCAACGCAGGAAAATAAACTCAGCGCGAATCTCGGTATCATCCTCCATCACCATGTTCAGCTTGCAGGTAATCGGCGCATCGAATTTCCACTGCACTAAATCGTCCGGAACCCAGTCCTGGAAGGTCTTGATGGTGGTTGATTTCAGTTCAGGATACGTGTTGCGGATAACAGCCCAACGTGATCGGCGGACATTATTGAACGCCGGGTTTTGCATTGCCTCGCCGATCAACTCTACCGAGCAGGCAACCGACTTACCTGATCCAATCGGACCCATAATACCGCGAACCCTGGCCATCGAAGCATGGAACAACTCCGCCGTGGGTTCAGCGATGTAATCGACAGCCTCTACCGGGTTTTCATCCGGTAGTTCGTCGTCAGGCGTCAATAGGACTGCGGCGGCTTGAGCCATTGTTCTTGCTCGGTGCAAAATTCAGGTTGATAGAAATGGCGGCTGGTGGTTTATTGCTATCAACCAGCTTCGAAGCACGGGACAGGATTTCGAGCGGGCCTTTCTTGTCGTGCTGCTCGATTTCAAAATTGATCTTCACAACAGGTTCGCCATCTTTCTGTGGGACCTCGGTTCGCGTGACCTTGATTTTCTTGATCGTCCGGGAGACCTTTGCAGATAGTTCATGGCTTGGCCTTATCTTGATGTTCCCTTCACAATCCCAAGTTAATACGTCCGTGATGTTGGAATAAGCCAGCGAATTAACTTCCTCAATAACGCGAACCTGATTCACTTCAACATCTGCTTTGCGGCGTACTTGCTCCATACGAAACTGTAGAAGTCTTTGAACATTAGCGTTTTTCAGCAACCGACTTGCGTTTACAGCAGCAACAGCCTTGCTCTTAACCTTGTACCCTGACGATAAATAAGCGTTTGTTTTATTACCTTTATGCAGTATCAACTGATCCACGAATTTGATATGCCGAACATCCATGCCCTTGGTTGGAGGTTCAGGCGGGAAGTATCGCTGTATAATATCTTTTGCCATATCAGTTCCCGGCGCCCAGACGGCAGAAAACCCCTGAATCGGGGTATGTAGCGGTATTGGTGACATGGAGATCGTGGCTCAGGCGGCTTCTGAGGCGTCCATTTTCTTGACGCTTTGGCATTTTCAGTGGTTTCAATGCAGTTCCTCCCGTGAAACCAGATCAGAGAGCGCGTAGCAGACCTGACGCATTTGCTGGCAGACGGAGCAGTCACAGCCGTCGTCGCGCCGGATCCAATTGTCTGCGGTTGCCAGTGCCGGGATGACATCCATAGGCTCAAGGTTGAGGTTAAACTCCAAGGTATCGCGCCGGCACGTTGTGACTGATTCAAGCATCTGATTGCACCTGTCAACATTCTGACACGGGAAACCATAGCAGCCGCATGGTGTAAAATCAACGGGTAGTGTCATGGAATTATCCGGGTACCAGATGGTGTGCTGACATAGGAGAGCAAGAAATGATGAAACGTTACATGGGCGTTACTGAAACGTTACTGAAACGGTGGTTAGGCTTGGTTCTCACGCTTTGCCTGGCGTGCGTCCTGATTTTTCCGGCGTCCGGCTTTGGTCGCAAGCCTGATTTCGTCGCCGGGATCCATTACCGGGTGACGGTGGTGCGCGTGATCGACGGGGATAGCGTGGAGGTTGATGTGCATATCTGGCCGGGACTGTCGCAGCGCATCAGTATCAGGCTGGATGGTGTGGATACCCCGGAGGATCGTACCCGGTTGGCGTGCGAGAAGGCGATGGGGTTGAAGGCTAAAGCATTTACCCAGCAGTTCTTGGCGGGCGGTACAGCCGTGCTAACTGATGTACATCTTGGGAAATTCGCGGGCCGGGCGCTCGGGCGGCTGTCAGTCGGCGGGTTCGACCTTGGCGAGGCGCTGCTCAATGCCGGGGTGGCGCGGCCCTACTTCGGGGGTAATCGGTCGGAGCCTTGGTGCTCATAAATAGACTCCTAACTGTCTAATAGTATTGATATTGCCCAGAGAGAGTGAAGTGAGGCAAGGCGCAATTCCACTATCCTTAG